TAGCGTTTTGTGGATTCGTTTCTGCTGTATATTGTGTTTCATACTTTCTGTAGATAGTAAAACACTTTTTTCATACTCACTAGATTTAGTAGTCTATTTGTTATGTTAACACCACGGTATGAACTCCCTTGTGCCCGCACCTGCGCCTTTCGGCTTGTTTCTTTTGGGCTTTCCCTTGCACTTTAACCGCAACTTCGTTGACCATTCTTTATTATGGGGTTTTTTTCGCTTCGCTATTTCCTTTTCAGGAGGTGCTACGGCGGCGCTTGGAGTGCTTACGCGTACTCCTGTGGCGAGAGGGCTATACCCTCTGAATTGTTCTCCAATTCTTGCCACTCTTTGCGCCGTATTTCGCTGGCGCTGCGCTTGCGTAGGGTTCTGGACCGTTTTTTGATTTCTTCGACTACTTCTTTTCGATCTTCTTGCCATTCGTCGTTCTCCGTTATGATATGAAATTTGTCGTCATACTCCCACACCGCAAGCGGTATGCCGCGGTAAACTAATTCGTGAAGAATTGCGTAATCCATAGGATTGTGCGCAGCTTCTCGCTGCTGAGCGGCTGGGGAGGTATATCTGACGGGCTTATAATGTAATCGCTTGATCAGCTCTTCATCGGTATATTCTATTTCTGTGATTTTATCGAAATATTCGTCTACAATCTCAGATAAGGGTTCAGAATCATATTGCTCAACCCATTTTTGAAGAAATCTTTCCATAAAGTTTTCCTTTGTTTTACCTGTCATTATGAAGCTTTTGTCTCGGTTTTTGGCGTCCCGTACGTCTCCAAATTTGTAGAAGTACGTTTGCGGAGCGAGGCCTTGGGCCACGTGTTCATCCGCTAGCCACTCAAAATACTCTGCGCCAAGTGGAGGTTTTTTAGACATCGCCAAGTGGCTGTCTGCTGTTCGTGACGTCTGATCTTTCAGGACGTATTTCAAACAGTATTCAAAACCTTTCCAATCGGGTTCTTGGAAATATACAAGGCCGTGCGGCCAATACTTCCAATCAACCCGTTTGTTTGTGTCGACCTCCGGGTAATTGTCTTTGAAAAATACAATTATGTGCCAATGAGCTCTCCCTTTCGCACTTCCGTATTCTCCAGTGACGATGTAGCGACATTTATATTTCTTACGTAATCTTTTGAGAAAATCTTGGACGTCTTTATAAATCAATGTCACTGCGTTAACGCCCTCTGTGGGCTTGTACGTTAACGTTATAGCGTAAGTTTTTTCTGAAAACTTACTTTCGGCAATGCATCTTCCAACGAGATCGTTGACTCTTCGTTTTCGGCATTGCCAGCATTCGCGACACGCAACCTCAGTACCGCAATCTAAAGTATTTGGGCAAATACACATCTTTCTTTACCTCGTTTGGTGTCACTAAATGCATATATCGTAACTAGAGCGATATGGTGCCGGCCCCCCGAAAACTCCAATATATGGAGTTTACGTTTTCGGGGGGCCTACGTTGTTAGTGCAGTAGCGTCTTCCAACTTTTTAATTGCCAATGTGCGGGATCGTAGAACTGCCAGTCCCCGCCCCATTCAATGTCAATGTTTCTTTTACGTGCGATTTCCTTGCCGATAGCGCCAACGACATCCCACTCTTTTTTCGTTAGATTCCAACCGCGTGTAGCGTGGATTATATCCACGGCCGCGCTGCAATCTTTATACGTTTTTAACACAACTCCCGTGATTGGGTCTTTCGACTCCATACGAAAAGTGTGTATTTGATGTGGACTTTGGCCGGCACGTGCTTTCGTGCGACCTGTATCGAACAACTCGTTTTGACGTTCCATTGAACGCGTAAATTCAAAGGCGCGTACAGGTATGCCGCGTGCCTTCATGTGTTTAAACATGGCCTTCCAAAATATGACTATTTCGGGGTGTGAATATCTATAATCGTTGTTTGTGGCTTCTATTTTTACCCATAGCTTTTCTGAAGCGTCTGGGTCAGCCAAACTCCTTGCGGCCTCTATGTGATCCGTAGAAACGAACTCACTTTTTGGGCCTTTGTGGATGCGGTCAAATAACCGCACCCACCTTAGGAGCTTAAGAAGTGGTCTCAGCTCCTTCAGCATCGTCTGTAGACTCCTCTGGTACTGGTTCCGCTACAGGGGTAGCTGAACCCAGTTTAGCCATCTCTGCGCGCAATGCTGCGCGCTCTGTGGCTAGCTCCGCTTCGCGGCGCTGCTCATTGAGTTTTACGTACTGCATCATACGATCAAACTCAGTGTTATTACGCACCCGTGGCTCAATGCTTGTGAAACTTGGTTTCTCGCCTTGAGGCACCGTTTGGTCAACGTCTGCTGCGTTTATATATACGGCTGCTTTTTTCTCTGCTTTGATCAAGACATAGCTCGTGCCGTTTGCTGTGTATTCCACAGCTACTTTTTCGTCTGATGCGCCAATAAGCACACCATCGCTCATTTCTTCGTCAGACGCCGCCCAAATCTCGACAGGCGAGTTAGCGGTAATTTGAAATTTAACATGGCGCGGTTTAGTTGAGAGAAACTCAATAACGCGGCCAGCCTCGACTTGTTTCCACGCGGATAGTGGACCGTTTTTCAACGTTTTCATTTTATCATCCTTAAATTTTTGGGGCAGGGGAGGGGGAGGACCTCCCCTGCATTTATCACTTGTCAATACGTGTTTCGTCGACTTGCGAAGTGATTACGTCATAGTCAGAAGTTGCATCTGACTCATGCAGACCTGCGCCGAACACTGTGTTGCCCACGATATTAAAATCGGTAAGTGCAGTGATTTCGAAACTGTCTGATACCTGATCGCTGAATACTTTCTTGTGAAGTTCTGACACCAAATAAAAGTCTTCATTTAAACTTGGATTTGTAGCTTCTGCTGTCCAAATCTTTGCGCGATCTTCGTCAAAAGCATCATTAGCAGGGCGGTAATATTTACCACCTACATTCACCATGTCTTTTTGCCACTGGTGGTTAAGCGGAGCATAACCAAAAGTGCTGTCTGGTGTTGCGTGATTGACATCTGCGTGGTCGTTTTTGACAACGGCCACTTTTTCTGGGTCCAACACATCACGAAGATAGTTTGGCAACGTATCTGGATCTGTTGTGTACAAGAAATAATCTTTCTTGCGTTCCCATAGTTGTTCCGGAACGATCTCGGCAGTGATCATAATCACGCCGCCAGTATTCATCGCAGGTGTGCGAATGTTCATATCAATCGTTGCGTAACCGTTTGTTGCGCTGTCATCCAAGTTACCGCCATCTGTAGCGTAACGTTGATTAAAGCCCATCATTGCGCGCTGACGGCCCAATAAAATAGGCTGTTTTAACGCTTCGTCTGGTACTCGAATACCAGACATCAACAAATCAATAATGTGTTCGTCGTCAACGCCATCATACATTGAACGCAATTTTGCAAATGATGCTGTTTTGCGTGCTTGCTCAATATCTGCGAGAGACATTGTTGCATTACCGCCAGCCGTTAGCTCGGCGAAAACATCATTCCAAACATGCTTAGAACCGTCCCAATCGGAAGAACCGCGGGGACTGCCTATAACACCCGTGCCAGATTGTGGGTTATCTGTAGAACCCCAACTGGATTGGGGTGCTGTGATTGGCGCTTGAAATGTCAAACCGCTCAAAGATACTTGCCCATCGATCAATGACTGATCGAAATCTGGGACAATATTTTGCATCCCGTTATTGATCCAAAACGCCTCTGCAAGCGAGTGGTCAAATGCGTTGCGTAATGGCAGCGACTTAGAACGTGCTTTACGACGCATGTTTACGATCGCGTTGTATGCCTCAACAATTGTTGTGTTATAATTCGTAGATTGTGTATGAATACCCATTGTCTGTAAAAACTTAGGTGCATGAATATTACTTGCCCACCACGGATCATTATCCGTATCAATAGTAAGTCTGTCTTCTTGAGCAAATTCCGCTACACCATTAGTATAATGATTGTAGAATTTATTAGACTCAAAAAACGGAACTACGCTACCAGCTGCGCCGTTTTCGCCCTTATAGGAGCGGTTAAGTTCATCCATTGAACCGTTAAAACGGTCAAATGCAAGCATTGGTACAAAGTGTGCGTAACAAGTGACGCCCACTCCGTTCATCAAGAGTTCTGCAGTTTCTTGCATCTCCACGTTTACGCGGATCTTACCTGATTGAACGCCGTCCTCGCGGTGTAACCATTCGTATTTTAGCGGCAGAATTTTACCTGCATCACCTGAAGTGAGTACACGCCCACGCGCGTTGCGGCGGGACTTCTGTACCGCAATAGGTTGGTTCGGGATTAGTTCATTCATTCTCATTTCGAGTTTCTCCTTTGAATGATTGACTTGATAATTTTTCGTATTTTTTTGCAGCGCTTACAGGCCATTGTTCACCTAAAAGGGATCAAATTGGCCTGATTCGAGATAAGGCTTAGAAAGCCATCCCGAAGCGGCACGTTTACTACGCGCTACTTCGTCAAGCGCTATTGTAGACATATTAACCAGCTGTTCACCCCAATCGTCACCTGCGATACGGGTACCTGTAGAACCGTCTGACTTTACATAAACTTCGTATAAATAATGAAGCTTGGGATCGACCACATGACCTGTTGAACCGTGAACGGCCAACTTGCTGGTCGTAACAGGTGAGGCTGCTGGTATTGAAGCAATAATATTGTCGGGTATAGCCGCAACCTGAGAAACCGCGCTTGTTGACAAAGCACGTGATTGCGCTGTGTAATAAGCTGTAGATGCTAACGTGTTTTTCAATGTTGCTTCTTGCTGTTTTGCTTGGGCAATGTTTTGACCCAATCCTGCAAAAGCGTTAAAAAACGATGCACTAGCTAACGCACCTGAACCCATACTTACGTTTTGCTTAAACCCTTGACCACCAGTTGCGCGCAACACGGTGAGGGGGTTAAAGCCGTTTGCTTCTGCTTCGCTACGAAGCTTTCCAAGGTCAGTGCCTTGGTTTGCCATTTTCTCAGCATTTCTTGACTGAGCGTATGTAGACACCGCTGCAGTACCTGCGCCAACTAAAGTAGAGGCTCCAGGCGTGGCCAACCACGTCATCAAAGCACCAAACATTAGACAAACCCCATGATCATAGGCCCAAACAGGGCTAGTGAAATGAGGGTTCCAGCAACTGCGCCGTGCGCAATGTTGTGAATGTTCTTCATGGTTTATTCCTTTCTAAATGGGATAAAATTAGATCGGCCATGATTAGCAGCAGCGATATTGACGCTGTTTCAATCTGAATGGCTTGATCTGATGCAACACCAAGACCGACAAGGGCGGCGCCCATAGCTGTTCCAGCACGTCGGATGATTGGTTTTGCGATTTCTATTAATAGAAATTTATACATATGGCTCTCTACTACCCCTTGGGGTGTATAAACGCATAATTTATAATATGTAAATCACATACTATAGCGTTTTGTGGATTCGTTTCTGCTGTATATTGTGTTTCATACTTTCTGTAGATAGTAAAACACTTTTTTCATACTCACTAGATTTAGTAGTCTATTTGTTATGTTAACACCACGGTATGAACTCC